GAGGTTGGCTCCCAACCGCTGTGTGTCTTCAATATCCATGCTATGTGGTCCCGTGAATTGGGGTTAAAATCTTTTAGGCGGGTGAACTCTGCACCTGCAATGTAGCCTTTGCTTTTGTTATCTCGTTTAGGAGTGAATCGTGATCCTGGGACGAGAGGGTACCGTTCTCGAAGTAATGAATCAATGCCTTCCAGTTCAGTTCGGAGAGCTGATGCAAGTTCCCATGCAGCTCGTTCATCAAAGTACCATCCATGTTGTTCTTGTTTTGTTAATATGTGGGCTACCTTGTGTTCCATTTGGAGCCACTCAGGTATGGGAGGAAGTGATTCCATAATTTAGTTGTAACGACAACATCTTGTTTCATATAATCTTGCATTTCTTGACTCCAACAGCTCCAGTCTGTATCTATCTGTGCCTTATGCTCATCAAGCCTATGTCCATATGCTTCTAAGCTATGAGAACCGTACAGTTTAGCTGGCATGTCTTTCCATTTACGCTTCTTATCTATGTCCATGATATTAGCATGATACACATGAGACAGTATAAGAGTGTCAATAGTTTGACCTTTGTAGTCAAAAAATGGATAGCAAGTTGTTAGTGCAGGTAAATCGTAGTTTATGATATTGTGTCCAATGAGGCACTCAGCCTCCTCAAGCATCGTAACACCTCGCGTGATGGGTTCATCACAACCGCCTTCATCATTGAAGACAGAAGTTTCCCCGGTGTCAAGATTATAGATGCCAATACAGTGGATTTTAGAAACATCTTGTAGTAGTCCGTTTGCCTCGATGTCAAAGACGAGGTTCATTTTGTTTTCCAGTGATATGTCTTATCTTTAAATTGAGCACGTTCCACCATCTCAGGTGTTGGAGGGTTAGGTTTTTTTAAACGTTCTGAGGCAGCGTACCAGGGATGTTCCCAAGGCACGTTTTGGTATCCATCAGAAATCGGTTGACGGGTTGAAATCGGGTTGAGCTTCATCAGATTCGTAGAATTGACAAGTATCTAGGTTATATTTTAAGTGACAAGCGATGCCTGTCTCGCCAGAATATCTATTTTTAAGGACTCTAATAGTGCTAGTAGCGTGTTCAGATCTATCCTGTTGATCTCTTTCGATTGCAATGCAACCGTCAGAAAGCTGTGCAATTGCTGCGCTTCCGCGGAGCTGTCCAAGTGTAACGCGTGCTCCTTCCTCATGTCCTTGATCAGTAGATGAACGTTTAAGGTGTGATACTAGAAACATAGCCACGCCGGTACGTTCAACAAGTGAACGCAGCTTGGTCATGGTGGTATCAATCATTCTCCTTTCATCGCCGTCAAGACCGCTAAGAAGGATAGACAAATGATCCAGAAAAATAATCCGACAATCAAGTCCATTTGCGAGATAGTCAATGCGATTATAGATAACATCAGGATCATAACTCCCAAAGCCATCATACAGAAAGAGATTCCAAGCAGCCACCGTCCTATCATAAGCCGCTTCAAGCGTTGCCTTGTCATGATCACCTATATGAAATGCTTTACTCTCAGCTACGCTCATCAATCCGAGCGCAGTACGCCGGTTTGATTCTTCAAGAGCCAAGTAACCGACCCGTTCTCCATTACGTAGAAGTTGAGTTGCAATGTGCCTGCAGAACGAAGACTTTCCGACACCACTTCCAGCAGTGATCGTGATAAGTTCTCCGTATCTGATACCGTGTAGTAGCCGGTTAAGGCCTTTGAACGGGTAGTCATGGTCAGCAGGTGGTGTTGGTGTGGTAATTAGTTCTTTTAGTGTCTTTGCTTCAACAATACCATCTGGTCGATACTCCTTGGCATCCCAGATTGCTTTACGTACTGCCTCAGCATCATCAGCCATAAGTGCATCAGAAGCGTCCTTATACTTATCGTCCAGCAGGGCGATGCTCACCTTTCCGGGTGGCAGAACACTTGCTGCTTCCTCTGCAGCCTTACGGCCGGGTTCGTCATTATCAAAGAACAGGCAGATCTCTTCATAACCTTGTAACCAATCTAATGACTGCTGAATGCTTTTTTTAGCAGAAGCAGCACCGGATGGTAGGCTAACATGTGGCCAGCTTGGCATTGCAACAGCACAGCTGGCAGCATCAAGCTCACCCTCTGTGATTACAACACGTTTACCGGTTGATGGGAATAGATTCTGACCAAACAGTGTACCGGATACATCACCTTCGTACCTGAAGTCCTTGTTCTTTGTTTTTGTTTTACATCCTACAATACGACCAGAGCGATCGGTGTAGTAGAATCGTAATACATTGTTGTCTGTGTAAATTTTATACTTTGAGCATACCTCCTCTGGTATTTTACGTTTACGGAGCCGTTGTGGCTCACCTTGAATTAGCACATGTGATTGTGACATTTTGGGTGGTTCGTCACCATTAACATAAGTGTGGCATGAAAAACAATACATGTGGCCGTCGCTATACAAAGAGTTAGCGTCGGATGATCCACATGTATCGCATGGTATATGGCGTACAAACTCACTATCTAGTTCAGCCATTCGAGTGGTATAGATTTAAAATGTGTCCACGGGAATCCGTGTTTCTCCGCCCATTTGGCGTACGTTGTACGAGAGCCTTTGTATATTTTATTGTATGGGGCCTGGAATACAAACCGTATGTCAAGTTCAGGATGCTGCTTCTTTACGGCAAGCATCTTGCGGCGATCATCAGGACTAAGGTGACCCTTAGCCTCAAGCATAACACCGTTCTTCATTATGAAGTCTGGTGTGTAATTACAGGTAAGAACATATTGTATCTTCTTACTTTCGTATTCGTATTCAAGCCCGGTGCTAGACAGAAAGTCATCAACCTTCTGTTCTAGCCCGGAGCGAAAGTTCATTCGTCATCAAGAGCTTTTTCAACAATCTCACCAACGATCTCTTCGACGGCACGGCGCATCTCGTACTTAAAATCAGAACGATCGGCCTTGTACCTAGTCACAGAGATGGTTGGCAACGCAATGCTGAGTGTTGCTTCAAACAATCCAAGGTCTTGGTTTTTGTCAACTTTGTAATCGACATTATCAGAAATCATCGTCATCGTCATTGTTAGTCAGGCCAACGGGTGCAGGTTCTGCTTTGTAACCATCTGTTTTACCAAACAGTTCAGCGACAGCAGTGTCACTAAGTTCAGCTTCACCACCACCAGTGGATCCGCCAAGCTCAACAACTTGTACGCCAACAAGCTTCAGGCTAGTGCCATAGGTGACACCATCCTTCAGGATGTAGGGCTTTTGAAAGAAACCAAGTTTTACCTTGGAGCCACTGTACAGCGGCATGTTCTCATCAACAATTGGTGTGCCCTCGCTGTCAACAACAGGCGGGCGACGATCCTCTTTCCAAGAGAACTTGAGTTTGTAACGTCCCTCTTCTACTTCTTCCCAGGGTGTAGGCTTCAAAGTAGAACGCTTCGGGTTCTTAAGTTTAGATTCACACCACTTTAGAACTTCGGTGCGATCTTCTTCCAGTCGTTGCACCATCTCGGTGTCAACCATGGCAGTGAGGGAATAACCGAATTTACCGGGAGACAGGATGGCTTGGTAGCCTTCCAGCAATACAGGGTCAGCGGTTACAAAAGGGGGTTTAGACATCAGCAGAAAAAATAGGTTGATTTAGTCACCTGTTCGGGTTCAAGATCCCCGATCATAGGCGGTTCTGTCTCCGCACCAATAAAGGTAGCGAAGTCTTTCAGGTATTCGTGTTTTGCAAATAGATGCAAGTAAGTTTCTCGGACGATGGATGAAAGAGTATCCATGTCAGAAGCACGACATAAAATCGAATCGTGTATGAGGGCCAACGGAGCGTTGAAGCGTATTGCAGAAAGTGCGAGGAGGCTAGCATCGAGCGAATGTACCAAATTAGGAGCAGTTGCGTTTTTATGGTGTGAAATATCAACAACATCTCCCTTACGACCAACCTTAACTTGACATCTACCGAGTAGCTTTAAGTCGAGGCGCTCGTATTCATATTTATTGAGCTGTTGGTGGACAGTAAATCCAGATGGAGTAGTCCACTCTAGATACTTATCACCACGCTTGATAGCTCGTGCTACCTCAGACTCAATCCATTTCATCACAGCCATTGGACCAGGAAAGACCTTATTCATGGCGTCGCGAACGGCTACCACAATCTCGGTCAACTCATCCTTGGTTACATCGACACCAATCTCAGTAAAGGCATCACGAATGTACTGCCTGTTGGAGAATGGTTTTGCGTTGTAACAAATGGTCATCACGCTGCGCTTGGTTTTTTTACGGTCCCAGTATTGCCTTAGTCGTTCTGGGATCTGATCAATACTGGCTTTAGCGATGGCCTTGTAAGCATCCTGAGGTTCGCTCCCAGGGAGTACATTAACCATTGAAGCCGTAGATTTGTCGCGGGCCAACCCTGCCAGGATTTGTAGACCTGAGCATGTTGCATCCACTGCGATAGGTAGACGGGTGTGATGCCGACTAAGATCAATAAAACAAGCATAAAACTCTTCACAAGCAGATAGAAATAACCATGGCTCATCAGCACCTTCCCAGTCACCAATGTTACCGATGGGATCGGTTGCAACACGGGTGATTAGATGATGATTGTGAGACACCCACTCTTGACGTTCAGCCATCGTGGCCTTGTCAAGACCCCAAGTTGTAGCAACTTGAAAGGCGACCCACTCTTCATCCTCTGGAAAGATGAAAGCTCCTTCAGCAAACTGTAGTAAGCTTTTACCAAAGTCTGTATCTTGAGGAGTTAGGAATGCAGGAATTGGATACACACGACCACGGTAATCGCAGCTCCAGGGTAAATAGAATCGTTCCCGATCCTTGAAGCGCTTTACTGCCTCCATTGTCATACGAGTACGACAACTCCTGCGGAAGGCTTGGCTGTTGATGTTGTTTACCTCTGCGGCCTTGCGACGGTAGGTAAATCTAGAATCTTTATTCTCTGCTATATCTACAGGTTTAGGAGGTAGTGGCATCTCAGAGATTGGGACAAACTTCCCAACTTGTATTCCCTTCTCCTCTAACTGTATAGCAACATCAACGATAAATGGGTTCAGGCGGTACGGTACCTTCTGTATCTTATTGATAAACTCGAAGATGGTCTCCCCCTGTATTAGGGAGGGGTTACCACGCCGGACCATTTCGTGCCCACACATTACCTCATTCAGGACATAACCGCCCTGATTCTCAGGTGTCCAATCACGTGGTTCGATAAGCATTGGCCACGCAAGCGGGCTGAATAACTCAGCATCGTGCATGATGGTGTCACGAACACGAAGGAAGGCATCGGTGTGTACTACATACTGATCTGTTTTCTTACCAGTACGCTTCAGGTCAATAGTAAACCATCCAGTCTTAGTCATGACTTGTTCAAGCAGCCATGTGCCAATCTTGATGTTATGACCTTGTGCCCACGTATCCCACTTCGGGATGTCGGCCTTGTTCATAGCCTTGCGAGTGTTCGCTAGCTTCTGTTGTGTACCAATTGAATCATGCCAGTAGGTTTTCTTAAGGTAATTAAGAAGTCCAGGAGCTTCACGTTCATAGTGGCGCATCTGACATTCATCTTGTACCGCTCGGCCAATACTCGTGGTTACATTGACAACAAGTGCATTCTTTGGTTTATTACTGAATGCTTGGTCAAATGTTACCTTCAGTGCAATGGCCGCCAGGGCTAGTGTTTCTAGCTCGTCGGTATGTTTCCTTATCTCACGGAATGCAGGCCCGTTCTGGCCCCTTGCAAGGCGGCTACGCGTGGCTTCTATGCCATCCATGACGGCAGGTAGCATGGCTTGTATGCCATATGTGCCATATTCTGTAGCACTTGCGTAAGACTTGTCCTGTAGTTTCTCAGTTTGCTTGGTTAGTTTGTCGAGACCTTTACTGATTTGCTTACGCTCAAGCGCAATCTGTTCAGCTAGTAACTGGTCATCGTGCATAAGAAGTGTTTAAGTCGTCCTTTAGTTGGTCTTGCATGAGCTTCAGTAGCTCGGCCTTGTGTTGGTGGTGGTTGATCTCTGTGATAAGATTACTCATCCGTCGATTGAATGTCTTCGGTTTCATTATTTTCGGGATAGAAATGGTGAATTGACTCGTGATCTGCAACAGTAAACTCAATGTCTGTTTCTTCAAATAGTTTGTGAATCTTCTTTTTGGCTGCAGCTGGGCTGCGATAGATGAACTCTTTTACCTTGCCGTTCTTAGTAGACGCGACACGGATCACACAACACACACTAGCTGGCAACTCCCAGCCTGCTACTTTCCATTCCATGATCTCGTCGAATGAATGCGGTACGAAGAAATCATCAGGTGCTTTTTTGTACAGCTCCCAGTTGCTATCGTAGTATGGTTGTTTGGATTTACCCATGTTTGGTTACGTTAAGTAGTGGTTTGTCAAGTTGTTTGGAAAGCCTGTATGCCTGCCATGCTGCATCTTCGTCATCGTATGCTAACACATACTTTGAGATAGAATCTGTAAGCATAGCCCGGTATACATGAAGTGACTTAGCGCCTTGTGAT